CTCTTCATTACTAACCGATTCGCCAATTAAGGCTTTAAGGCCGTCGTGTATTACATTGCCTTGTGGTACTTGTACCATACCATTATCAATAATCTGTTGTGCTAAGTCTTGCAACACTGCTTTATCCACTGATGCAACTGGTTCTGCTGGTGCTTCTGCTCCGGCTTCTGCATCGGCGCCGCCTGTTGCTGTTGCATCTGCGCCTGCTTCTGCGCCTGCTTCTGCGCCTGCTTCTGCATCTGCGCCTGCGGCTCCTGGTGCTTCTGCACCTGCTTCTGCACCTGCTTCTGCACCTGCTTCTGCACCTGCTTCTGCTCCACTTACATCAATTCCTGCTGATGCAAATGAATTATCAACTGTATCAGCACCAATTCCAGCATCAACTGCTATATTTCTAACACTTGCTGAATCTTCTGGTGAGCCTGCTTTTTTCCATGCTTTCATCAAACCATCTACTGATATTGCGCCAACATCACTTACGGCAGCGGCGGCCTTTGCCAGCACACCACCCATTGCTGTTTTTATTCCAGCAAAATTAAGTTCATATAAATGATCATCATCATCTTCTATGCTTTCTGCTGGCTTTTCTGGAACAATACCATCAGTTTCCCCAGAACCTGCTGCCATCATTTCGGCCGGAACTGGTTTTTCAGGTTCTTCTGGTTCGCCTGCTTTTGTTGCGGCTGCCTTTAATTGATCTGCTTGTTGAACCGCCGCTTGTGCCGCGGCCGCAACAGGGCCTTGTGCCGCTTCTAAATTAGTTAATAAACCGTCGAGATTATCATATTGACCTATAACTTGTTCTAATTGATCAATTGACATTCCTGTTTCTTGTGCCGATTTAATTGCATCTACTGCCGCTCGCATTGTTCCTTGGATAGGATCGTTTTGCAAACCTGCCATCATTTCATGATATTTTGCTACTTCTGTATACCATTCTGGCGACCAATTACCGCCGGTGGCCGAGACTGCCGCTTTTGCGGCTTCAAATTGTTCATATACATCAGGTGGCATAATAATATCATAACTATAATGGAAAGCATTAATACTACCCGTCGATTGAATTGACATAGCACCATCTAATTCAGCAACAAGATCACCATATTGATCAGTTACTCCGGCCATTGCATCCTCAACATTGATCGCTTTCATAGCCGCTTCCATTCCTTCAATGTCTTCGATACCTGCCATTTCGATATTAGAAATAACACTGTCGCCAAGCCAATTGGCCGCAAAACCAACAAGAGCACCAATTGCCGCTGTTTTTCCTGCTCTACCAACTGCTGTACTTAACTTTTCGCCTGCAATCAAATCGTTACCTGCTCTCATTACAAAACCAGCAATAGCACCGCCGGCTGGGCCTGCGATCATGCCGCCTGCTAATGTAATTACAGCAACAATAATTGCTTGTTTACCTGGGTTCTCTTTACCCCATTTACCATATGCTTGTACTTGTTTAACTAGAGCCGCCCCCATTGGACTGTCTTCTAGTTTAACTTTCATTTCTCCAATCTTTTTAGCAACTAAAGCATCAAAATTTTGTACTGGTTCAGTATCTTGAATCTTTTTACCTAAGTCGTTAAGTGCCTTATTAGCCGCTTTTACCGCTTTAACTGGTAAACTTTTACCAATTGCTTGTGTACTTTTCTTTAATAAACCTGGATTACCAGTTGCTTCTATATGACCATCAACTGCTTGTTGAAAAATAGCATTTACTTGATCTGCTGTAACTGCCGCTTCTGATAAAATTAACCTTTGATATTCATTAATGTAAGGCATCAATGTTTCTTCAACTTGACGCATTACTTCTTTTTGTTCAAATGTAAAATTATCTAGATCGGATCCAAGTTCGCTCTCATATAGATACATTTTTTTATTTTTTAATTCTGTTAGTTTCATCCGGCCGTTACCTCCCCTGGTTTCTTACTGGCTGCTAATCGTCCAGGACTTGCTTTCGTTGCTTGGCTTGTTAAAATTCTACCAATAGTATTTTTTAATTTTACGCGATCGCTATCATTTAATTTTTCAACTTGTGAAACTACCTCTATTTGTTCTGGTGTGCCTGCAGGTGCTTCGCCTGCGCCTGCGGCTCCTGCTTTGGCCGCATCGTTATTAGGTGGTGGTGAACCTTTAGGGCCAATACTAGCCGCGTCGATTGCATAGGCTTGAGCATCTGATTGATTAGGTTGTCTAACCTGTGCTTGTGGATCACCTTCGGCATCTTTAGTATCTAAATATTGTACAAATATGCCATCTTGTGTTTTGCCTTTTGCAGTTATATAACTAATCTCATCACCATTATTAAACTTTTGCACTGGAGCGGCTGGTTTTTCTGGTTCGCCTGCGGCGCCATCTGCGCCATCCGCGCCTGCCGCGCCTGGTTCGCCTGCCGCGCCTGGTTCGCCTGCCGCGCCTGCGGCGCCTGTGGCTCCTGTTGCGCCTGCCGCTCCTGCGGCTCCTGTTGCGCCTGCGGCTCCTGTTGCGCCTGCTCCGGCTGTTCCGGCTGTTCCGGCTGTTCCGGCTGTTCCTGTTGCGCCTGTTGCGCCTGCGGCGCCTGGTTCGCCTGCCGCGCCAGTTGCACCTGTGGCTCCTGTTGCGGCCGCTGTACCATCGGATTTTCTACCAAATGCCGCTCCTGCGGCTCCTGCGGCTCCTGCGGCTCCTGCGGCCTTGCCGCCTGCTGTTGCTGCCGGTTCTGTACCAGTTGCGGCTTTACCTGCCGCGGCCGGATCTTCTGCACCACCCATACCTGGTGGAACTTTTCCGCTTGACGCCATTCCTTGGCCGATTTGCAATACCACATTATCAGATTGTTTTTTTGTTAAAACCGTTGTTGGCTCGCCTGCGGCAACTCCTGCTTTTGCAAAATACTGGGCTGGATCAACTTGAAACTTAGAAAAGAAATCTGTAATATCCTGAACTGTTTGAGTCTTTTGATTCTTATGTCCGCGTTGTCCTAAAAATTGTAAATATTGTTTATTTAAATCATCTGACAATCGACCTGCTTCTATTCTACCTTTAGACATTTGTCCTTTGCCCACCATTGCACCGATGCCGCCCTTTACAGCATCTTTTGCACGATTCATTAATCCATACGGTGCTTCATCAACTGCTTTAGGTTGATTAGGTATATTATACTTCTTTATAATATCTAACGCACGATATAAATCTGCATTATATTTAGTTCCATTATTTGTCATTTCATCCACTCCGGAATTATTCTTCCTTCATGTATTTAGATACATGTTGATCTCTATCTTTTACTAACTTCATTAACTCATCAACAAATTTTGTATTAAATTCATTGCCGTGATAATCTTCTGCTTTATGTTCATCTGCTTCATATTCATTCATTAATGCTGAATCTGCAGGATCGCTTTCGCCTACTGTAATTTCAGTATCAACTGCATTGTCAACAAGAGAATATTCAAGTGGATCGTTTTCTGAACGGATCTTTAAATATTTTTCTGGCATTCCTAACTTATGTGCAATAACATCTCGTACTGCATCTTTTGGTAATGCAATTCCTGTTTTAAAACTAGCAATATTAACTTCGCCTGATACACCTTCCTCAAAATCTAAAGGATTTTTCTGGAACATTGTTCTTGTTGGCGAGCCCATTGATTTAAGATCATATTTCTTTAATTCATTTTCAATAGCATCCATCATGCCATCTTCTACTTCACCAAGAATCTTAATTTTATAATTAAATTCTTTAACAGACTCGGCCAAATAATCTGATAATTTTTTCATTTTGTTTTCCCTCTTAAGAGTTCTTTTTACTATTTATTCATTTTCTTGATCTAGAAAACTTTTAAGAATATCATTTCTGTCAGCAATCACGTAACCTTTGCCTTGAATTGCACCAGAATCTCCGTTTTTTTCTTGATCTAATTTCATCTTTTTAAGTTGCATTTCAATCATTTTTAATTTTTTATCTGCTTTATTTGCTTTTGCTTCAATTGAATTCTTTAACATACGTTGGGCGGCCGCAAAAATATCGCCGGCATGACGAGTTTCTACGTTCATTCCTAAATCCATTAAGTCTTTAAATGCTTGTTCTGCCTGTGTAGCATACGAATCCATATCTGAATCATGCGATTCGAGGCCTCTAACAGTCGGTAATGCTTGATCAATTTTATCTGCCGCTCGTAATGCTGTTTGTATTTCAATAGCATCAATAGGAAGTTTTTCTTTTTCAATTACTTCTTCATCTTCAGATACATCATCAGGCGTTTTCACACCGTTGTGATTTTCGGCGTCGGCAAGGGCCTCTTTTAATGGAGGCAAATTAAATTCTTCTTCAAGTTTTTTTGTCATCATTAACTACCCATATTATTTATGGATATAACATTATCTACGTTTACGAGATTTCTTTTTTTGAGGATTCATAAAAATTTCATTTTCAGTTAATACTCGAAATCGTAGACCTCGTTGACTCGACCATTCATACGCGGCCTGCCATTTAGCCTTATTAACTAAGGCCATTGCTTTTTCTGTTTGACTTCCTGCTCTTTCATCTGTAGTCTGGGCAAATGGTTTAATTTCAATTATTTCATTATGTGCTTTACCATGCCGATCTCTATATTGTATTACAAAATCTGGAATATAATTTGTTTTGCGTCCTGTCATTGGATTAATATATGGGATTCGCAATGGCTCGCTTGCCCAACTAACTATATTAGGATGGGCATCACACATCCGCATAAATGCTAATTCCCAACCAGATCTGTATCTCGGCTGTTTTAAACCAACATATTTTTTATGATTTTGAGGTGTGAATAACCCTCTTGCAAAATTGGGTTGTTTAGCCATTATGAAATAATATTCCTGTCAATGTACGCAACATCAGATGCTTTAGCATTGACAGTTTTCATTCCAATTTGGCTCGTAATCGGTCTCAATTGATTAATCATATCGAGACCTACTTCTGGTATACTAATTTTATTAGGATTTATGCTACCTAATTTGACCAATTCAGTAACACTAATATTAAGACCTTTTGCCGCTTCTAACATAAGAACTGATAAAACATCCTTAACTTCGCTTGATACATTATGATCTGCTTCAAGCATACCACGAACAATATCAAAATCGGCACCATTAATATGCATTTCACCCATATTAATATTACTTAAAAATGTACTGCCTGGCTCAGACTTTTTTGTCTTACCAAAAGATTTAACTAAGCCGGTTGCTCCTGTTATTTGTGTACTCATATTAATATTTACCAAGGATGAATATTTTTATTTTGCGTTGATGCGGCCGGGCCGAATGTTTTATTAAATGACGTGGCGGCAAGTTTTCCTTGTGTTGTTAACAATGTTGTATTAACTGTTTTATTACCTAATGAATCTGGATTGACCCACGGTTTGGCCGCTCCCCGTGAACTTGAAACTACACTATTATTAAAATTTGAACCTACTAATCTTTGAGACGTTGATTGGCTTGCTTTTACCATATCAATAATTGTAATTGCCTTTCCTACGTTTGGTGAAAAATGCGTTTGCGAACCAACTGCTAATGCCGTTTGTTTTAAATTACCAGTTGATAATCCTTGTACTACATTTGCCAGTGTACTTGCACCAGTTGAAAATTTGCCAAAAGAGTTTCCGCCGGCAACAACATTTACAACACTTGCTACTGTACTTAATGTCTGCAAAGTTTGATTTAAACCAGCCATACTTCCCGGTAACAACGAACCAAATCCTATATTACTCAGTCCCGGAGCATTAAAAGATGGTACTGTTCCACCAAGCAATGATGCCCGTGCGCCTGACACATTAACGGCTATTGACGATTGACCATATGATAAAGCATTTGAAAGTGCTTGGCCGACTGTGCCTGGTGCTCCTTTTTGAACATTCTGAACGGCAGTTTTTAAAGCATCTGTACTTTTTTCACTTGGCACAACGCCAGGATCAGTAACTGATGCTAACTGCCCATTTAAATCATCAAAAGCATCAACATTGGCTTTTTCTAAAGCAAAAGGTGGCAGCGTATCAACGGAACCGGCATTACCGCCCAATGTTGCTGGATTAGATGCAATTGCAGGGGAGGTTGCTACTGCTGTTTGCAGTGCCTTTGCTAAATTCTCAATATGTTGTGGCGGCTTCGTGCCTTTAAACAGATTATCCACGGCCGCCGTTAAAAATGAAAAATCGTCAACCGCTATTGGCGGTGAAATACCTAATTTCTGAAGTATAGCAACATCACGCTCATATCCAAATGGATCATTATATTCTGTCGATAGCATAGCAGTACCAATATTCTTAATTATTACTTCCATTGCTTCAACATCGCCAAAATGCCACCATTGCATATAATCCGAACCAGCAGTTGAAGTTAGGGTTGGTGAGAACATAGTATCTAACTTTCCACTAGTTGTCGAAAGGTCCTTACTCCGCCTTTTAATTTTTTCCTCAAGTGTTCCATCTGTTGGGTTTGTTCCCATGCCAATCGACTCACGAATAGTAGGTTTGTTCTTCGGTATGTTTGTTGGAGTTGGGATTGTATCATCATAACTATAATGATTAAAAATAGCCGTATTTTTATCGCTCATGCCCATTAATGCTCGTACTGTTCCATTAAAATTATCGGCCTCATCAAGAGATTGGTTTTCAGCAACATAAACAACTGTTTCAGGTTGAAAGGTTGCTGTTAAAGTCATAAGAGTATTTGGATCTTCTTGACTTAATGAATCATGATTAAATGCTTGTAAATATGGATTTACTAAATCTATACGAGTATATTGTAAATTTGCAACAAGATATAATGAGATTGCACTAAACAAGTTCGGATATTCTTCTTTATTACCTAAATGATAACCAAACTGTGTATGTGGAAGTGGGTTTTGAATTGCACCTGCGTCGATGCCTTCAATTATCTTTGTAGATGCTGACATTTCATATTTACTAGGCATTTTCATTTTGCCATCTTTAAAATAAAACTCATAGATAAACTGCCAAAATTTCTGAATCTGAGCATCTTTAGAATCATGCCAAGTAATATTACACGGACTAAATTGTATCTGTGTAGGAATAATGCGACGTTTATTATATTGCATCATCGTTTCATTTTGGATTTCAAACTTTGGGGCGTCAAATGTTATAACTTTATATGAAACGCCCTTCAAAGATTCTAGTCCGGCCGGATATATCACCTGAGGTCTAAACTGAAAATGTACAAAAAATTGATTCTTAAAGCGAGGAGCCGAATCATACTTTTGTGCTTTTGTTCCTGAAAACCCGTGAACACGCGGTGCTTCGGATGAGCCTACAACAAATGAGTTGCCACCATCTTTAGGTTTATAACCATTTGGATCTATATAGGTAGCCATTAGATTGTATGCCTCCGAATATTATTATCCTGTGGAAATTGTACCTGACTGCTGGCTGGTTAAGCCTGCTGGTGTCAATTGATCAGTGCCGTTTGATCCAAAATGCGTTGCATTATCAAAGCGTACAGTTAATGTTACAATCAATGGTTCACTTGCAGAGTAATCGCCGCCGTCATAATCAACGTTCTGTAAGAAACATCCTTCCAAAGTCCATTGCTCTAAAATTGCATTTGCCGCACCTGTCATAATATCAATTCTCATACCAAATTTAAAATCTGCACCACTAAGTGCTGATGTTTGGTTGTGATGATCTACTTGGCGCTGAACTTGACGACCAGTTAGGCCGACAACATCATTGCTAACGTCATCTCGAATTGCACAAGTCATTGTTGCCCATTCGTGCTTACCCATTGCATATGCAATTGAGTTATACGAATGAATTGGGACTTCAGCGTATGAAAGTTTTGGACGATCAACAGATACAACATTTTGTGTATACTCTCGACCTCCGCCGGCGCCGCCATAATTAAAGAATACTACGCGAAACTTATATTTAAGTTTTGGCTGTAGAATACCTCTCTGACTATCATCGACATTAATACCAAATTTATTAAGAGTTGCCATCTTATTTTATCTCCTCACTATTAGAATAAGTGTCTGTTATAGTTATTTATCAAAAGTCCACCAAAAAAGAAAGGGGCATTACGCCCCTTTCTAATGGGTGTTAATAACTACGTTATGTAGTTAATGATTCTCCTGTATTCTTAATTCTTACAGGAATGTAAATAAACTCAATTGCCTTAACTGGCTGAATCGCTACATCAATCCAAAGCTCATTACGATCAATCCTTGTTGGTGTGTTGTTACTATCATCACAAACAACTAAGAAGTCATATACTGCTCTTTTTGTAATAAGATCTCCCATAAAACCATTGAATACTTCTAGTACTTGATCTCTAGTGTAAGTATCATTTGGTTCGAATAAGAATGGCTGTGCCATATCATCGAACTGCTTACGCAAGAAAGCAACCAAACGAGATACATTAATACGATCTAATGCACTTGTTAACGGATAAAGTGTCTTTTGACCAAATACAGTTAAACCTCTATTAGGCATAAATGCAATTGGATTAACTTTATTTGTATAAAGTACATCACGCTGACCTTGGTTTAGTGTTACTGGTACATATTCTTGTTCAGAACTAATGTAACCAACACTTGTTGCATTCTGTACGAGGCCTCGTTGATAACCTGCTGGAGCAAACCACTGATATGCTACCTGATCGTTATATGCCATCTGTCTCAACATAATATGAGATGCTGGCTGTACAACGTTTGTGCCATCAGTATTTGATACCAAGCAACCGCCTGGATACCATACGCCTAGTTCATAACCTGAACTTAGTAGGGCGTCTTCGCCATTCTCTGCCGCGTTAGCCGCATTGGTTGCCCAATTTTGTACTGCTGTACCAGAGGATGCAAGTCTAAACGGAACGTCGCAAATAACGAACGTTTGTTCCTTACGATCAACGTGCAAGGTTTTCATTTCGTCAATTAACTCTGGGAAACCTGGGCAAGAAATTAAGTTAAAGAACCTAGTTTCTGCTCTGATATCCTGGTTTGAATTAATTGCGGCTGCAAGTGCTCTAACAATAACCTTCTTAGTAGCATGACGACCCATATATGGATCACCCGCTATTTTATTGCCGGATTCATTAACCCATTTAGAAGTAGTTGAGTTATATTTCTTAACATTATAGCCAGAAGCCATAAAGTTCCAACCCAACATACCAACTGGATATGTTGCTGGCACTGGTGCGCCTGATTCTAGTGATGCCGATGCTGTTGCACGGAAGTCACCAAAAACAATACCTTCGCTAGTTGTTTGATCTGTCTTATCAATAACATCCCAAACAGATGTTGTACCATTAAATTTGTACATTAGTGGATAATTCTCAGTGTCTGTTGTATCAATCCATATATCACCTGAAGCAGGTGTTGTTGGCTTTGATGACGCTGGTGTTAATGTACCACTAAATGTTCTCCATGTTGTCACACCTGCATTATCATATGTTTCAAGCAAATCAACTGTAGTAATTCTGCTATCATACCATAATGTA